CCGGGACGGAGGGAGGTCTTCCTGCCTCCGTTCCCACGGGGTCCGTAAACCTGTTTTCAGGTTTTCGCGTCCTCAGCTTGCGATGCACACGGGTGAGCGTGTGTACATTTCCTTTCTTCGGCACGTTCATTCGGCCTCGGCCTCTCAGAGGGATAAATGGTGTAAAGCCATTCAACCTACCTGGGAGGCCATTTGGGCCGCAATGTCGTTGCTCGAAGTTCCAATTTCTTTGAGCGACGTTGAGTCGATTCGTCGGTGGGTTACGGTTTCTATTGTCGGGAGCGGTCCCGGTTTCGTTGCCAAATGCTTTAAGGCATTTGCGAACCGGGCCCGCTCTTTGGCTGCCTCCATTGGAGGTCCCGTACCCGCCGAAGTCCGACACTTCGCCGCTCCTCCTCAGCTCCACCCTGGTTCTCCGTTGGCATTTTCGCGCATTTTGCGGAAGATACGGCGTTGCCGGACGGGAGTAGCCCGAGCTAGAGAGCTTTGCCAGCTCTCTTCGCTTTCGAGGGCGCTCCCTCCAGCCGATGACGCCGTCTGCGAAAAGGCCTTGGAGGATCACAGGGAAACACTTGCCCGGAAGGTGGTTACACCCCCTTCCACCATCGACGAATTGCGTCGGTTCTCTGAAAAGTGGGGAAGACGGTTTGGGCGTTTTGCCAATACGTCGGTAGCGTCTCTCAGCGCTAGTTCCTCTGCTTCCTTGGACTACAGCCGAAAGCTCGGCGGCCTTAGGGCCGACTTGCGATCGGTTGTAGACACTTGGAGCAGCGAACCGGCTGGGAGACCTTCCGACGGTGCCCATCCCGCTCCTACTTTCCAGGACCCGACTCGCTTCACCGCTCAGGGCGAAGAGAACAGGCGACAATTTGAAAAGGCAGGGGTCGTTCCAAAACGAGAATCCGTGGAGTATGTGGTCAATATACTCCAGGACCCCGATTTGGAACGGTCCCGTGTCGCTCGTGTAATTCGCGATGGTTCCCTCCGCAAGTTTGTGACCCGTACTGGACCTCTCCCGTGCAAGGCTGAAGTGGTACGCGAACGTGGGTTTAAGGCCCGCGTGGTAACCAAATCGCCTTCTGACGTGGTAGAGGTCGGCCATCTGGTACGCAGTGTGGTTTGGCCGATGCTTGAAAAGGATCCGAGGGTCCGGGCTTCGCTTGAGGGCGGTCGTTTGGAAGAGGTCTTTTCGGACCTCGCTTCCAACCGTCTTCAATGCCCGGTCTCCCTCGGAAACCTGTTTCTCGTATCGGCTGACCTCACTAAAGCGACAGATGGTTTCAGTCGGGACTCCATACTTGCGGTATGGGAGGGTATTTGTGTTGGAGCTCAACTCCCACCGGACGTGCAACAACTCGGCAAGATGTTGCTCGGCCCTATGCGCGTCGAATATGACCACCTG